AAAACTTGTTTATACTCTTCCATGTCCATTAATGTTTTTGCTTTACGACCAAATCTTACAGCGAGTTCTGTGGTGTGAGTGGATTGAATAATTTTTAATTTTGGATTTCTACCAATCATCCAGGCAGGAAGAAGATAAGAACTAAACTCAGATTTAGTATGTCTAGGCGGCATGTTAATAATAACACGTTTTAATTCACCCTTAGCAATACGATTAAATTTTTCTGCTATTTGTGTGTGATGTGATCCTTCAATAAACTCAGGCCAGACATGTTTTACAAAAGACATAAAATCATTTTTGATTTTAGTTTCTTTTTTCTTATCCAATAATTTTAAATAAGTTTTAAGAAAGTCTTTCTTAACGTCAGCCGGTAATCTATTTATCTTTTCTAAATCTATTTCCATTTCGAAAAATTTTTTTGCAAAATTTTTTAGGTTTAATTTTGGAACCTCATAAGTATTTACAGCCTATAAATACATAAATCAAGGCATAAAGGGTAAACTCTGGGACCCCTTTTGTATATAAATGTTTTTGTTATTGTGGAAGTTTCGAATTTTGGGATTGGCGTGGTACCTCTATCGGTACCACGCTGCATGCTACTAGTCTAACAGAGTCATGTATTGTTTAGCGAAGTGCTGTCTAAACCAATCCAATCCCTTACGTACTTTAGGATAGTCACCTAATAACTCTGCACCAAGGATTGCATCACGTACTGCTTTCGCAAACTGCGGGAGAGTTGTACTCTCTCCGCTGAAATGATTAGCCGCCTCAACCTCTTTATCATTTAAGAAGTCCGGCATTATTTCAAATGGCATCTTAATTGTCTTGCCATTGTATTCTATTGTTTGTTTTGTTTTCATATGTTCCTTTCTGTTATGTGTAGGATATTATATTATCCTACACACATTGTCAATTATTAATTCCAAAGGTCCTTGACCATTGCTCCATTGGTCGCCTTGTTCAATGCCTCCAGATATTCTGTTTCAGTCATCATAAGATAAGTTAAACAGAACTCATGTTTAATCTGTTGAGTTGCTCCTGGTGTTCTTAGGTAGTCAACTGCCTTGTCCAACATCTCCTGTCTTCTCGCTCCTCCTGGCATGTACTCGGCTTTAATTGTTTTCTTTGTCATAATATTCCTTTCTGTTATATATAGGATAATATATTATCCAGAACTATTGTCAACCTCTCTTATTACAGTTTGAGTATAAGTACCATTCCACCCCTGTCGTTCTTCCTTGGTTACCTCAATGGGTGTTTCTAGTGGCTCGTGTCTAGGTGCAATGCCAACACATTGGCTTGCATACTTATGAAAGAAATCATTCCAACAGCCTGTACTACAGAAATAGGACCAACCATTGTGAATGTTATATCCATTCAAACTTATCTTTCTAGTTCGTAGGACCTTGTTGCCTTTGGTCCCACGAATTCTATCTTGTGTTCTATTTTCATGGCAACTCGGTCCATGACACCAATTAAAACTACTCATAGAAATAACCCCACATATACAGTTGTAATTATTATTCCTAAAATTATTAATGCGTCCATGTTAGTACCTCACTTCCCATTTACCTTTTGCAGTTCTATAACCTTTTGCGTCTAGGTCATAGTAAGTCATAAGTGCATGACCAATTTTACTTGTCCAATATCTGCACTTGTCTGTCCACTTGCCAAACCTTGTAATAGTTTCGCCTGTTGATTTTTTGTAAGTTATTCTAAATGTTTTATCTTTTATCATATTATACCTTTCTGTTATGTAGGGGATAATATAGGAATATTATCCCCCTGTCAATCAATTAATTTATTGATTGTTCATATTGTTTTCTCAATGCTATTTTTTGCTCTCTAGTCATTGATTTGTTTTTCATGCCTTTTATTCTGTCAGCAAGATTTGTTGGATTATAGATTGTCAATCCTGTTGAGTTAGTTCTAATTAGTTCTGCCTCATCAACATTGATACCAAGTGCAGTTGCAAGTTCTATTGCCTCACTCATATATCTATATGCTTTCAATCCAATCTTTAACTCATCACATTGTTTAGTAATACTATCAATCCACTTTTGATGAGTAGCTACTAGATTACCTTTTGCAATTCGCCATTGTTCTAGTTGCTCATACTCATCTTTAGTACATGCAATAGTTCTTGAACGACAATATGAAGTTCCAATGACATCAAGTAAATATTGATTAGTGAAATCTTTATTCATTCCAATATTATCTTCGTGTCTATGGTGGTCTTGACCAAGTGCTTTAGTACATGCCTCAACATGTTTTGTCTTATGAGGATTGTCTTGCTTATCATGTTGTTGAGCAAGAATATCTGGGTTAAGACCTTGTTCTTTTAACTCATCACGATAATATGCAAAGGCAAATTGTTGTCCCTCATCATTACCATATTCACTACCATTAAGATTACCAAACAAACCAAAATCAAAATGCGATTTTGTTTCTGTTTCATTACCCTCATCATCAACACCCTCGTTGTGTGCAAAGTAAAAACATTTATCTTTGGCAACTACATCACAAGGACTTCCATACTTTTGTTTAAAGTGTCTTAATACTTTAACATCTTCTGGTGGATATGCTCTCTCTACAATTTTTGTTGCAAGTTCAAATGCTGATTTATATTGTACATCTACATTTTCTCTTGCTTGTAAGTAAGCCTCTTTCTCTTGAGTGTTTTCTTGTTCAAACACATTTTTTATTTTATTGAACAACTTGTTTCGTAGTTCAGTATTTAATCGTATCTTTGACATAATGTCCTTTCTGTTATTTGTTAATAATTTTTTATTTATACTACTTGACAATACCTGTCAATAGGATTATATAGGATTTATATTATTTATTTGATTGCATGTAATTAAGATAAATAATTAGATTTGGGGTGCATAGGAGTCACCCCAAGTCGTTAGTGCCATGCTGACTGAACCTTTTAGGTATCGAGTTATGAGTGGCACTGATGCCTGGTCCAATATATCTATCATAGCCAGAGCATAGAGTATTGGACCTGGTATCAGTAACGGTTAGCGGTGGGTATAAACCACTATACCAGATGATGAGGGCCCAGATATCTAAAAGCAAGTGAAAAGCAGGCCTCTTGCCTCTTCCGGCGCACGTTACTGATAGTAATTTGTTGGTCTATTGGCTCTGGATACAGAGTAAGCCCTGGTGCACCGGTAAACAATTGCCGCCGGGCTTCAACCCAATGGACCTACTAATTATTATGACTAAGTACACTCTTATACTCGCTCCTCTGGAGGTGTTTGCTAAGAGAACATTCTTAGGCCAGGGCCCGAAGACTGCAGCTCTCGCGAGTCCTGAGCAATGGAAAATAAAATAAAAGCTTCAAGCGTCAAGCTTCAAGCAGCAAGCTGCGACGCTGGACCGCATAGACATGTAAAATTTAATATGCATATGTAGCAGCTAACAGAAGGAGAAAGTTATGAGAATATTAAAAAGAGATCTAACACACTGGTTCATCCGGGATCATGATCAATTGCCGGATAGTTACCTGAAGAGCTGCAGAGAGTTTTTTAAAGAGTTGAGCATCAAGCAACAAGCTACAAGCAACAAGCGTCAAGCTGTCCCATTGTGGAAGCCGGGTATACGTGTTAAGAATAGATTCAACAGAAAGGTATAATTATGAATACACAAGAAGCGTTAAAAATAGTTGGAGGCCTGAGCAAGCCTTCTAAGATGCCGGGTTGGGCCTATGGTCTACCTGCAGCAGAATGCAAGACTGGAGGCAAATTAAAATTTGTACATGGCAGCACATGCGAAGGCTGTTATGCAGACAAAGGTTGTTATGTCTTTCCGGTTGTACAGGCAGCTCAATATCGACGATTAAAAGCAATACGCTCACCGCTATGGGTTGGAGCTATGGCGCTGTTAATCAATTCTAAAAAGTCTAAATGGTTTAGATGGCACGACTCAGGAGACGTGCAGGACGAAGAGCATTTACTAAAAATTTTTGCTGTTGCTAAGCTCACACCTGAGACCAGACACTGGTTGCCAACGCGTGAAGCGTGGACAGCTAAGTACTTAAGCGCGGTCCCGGATAATTTAACATTACGATTTTCTATGCCTATGGTTGATCAGCCTGCTACAGGCAGCTGGCGTAACACGTCAACAGTTGTAAGCGGTGAAGGGAGAACCTGCCCGGCCCCTGATCAAAATAACGAATGCAAAGACTGTAGAGCATGCTGGGATCTTTCTGTAAAAAACGTTGCCTATGGGAAACACTAAACCCATGGGCCACGTGTTCAGGCATCCAGATTATTATAAAAAATTAAAAGCTTCTTTGAAGAAGGAGGCCATTAGCCCTGATCCCGCGACGGCGGAATCAGGGCGTGCGCCAGAAGCCACAAGCAACAAGCCACAAGCTTCAAGCGTCAAGCCACAAGCTGCGACAATAAATCATATTAACAACAAGGAGGAAAATGAGTAAAGTGATACGTAATAACAAACATGCGAAACGGTCAACTAAGACCAGCTCAATGCGAGCCGCTCGACAGGACCCTGAGCTAGCAGGTGACTCCACCGTGATAGAGCTAATGGAGCGCTCAGGGGATAGGGATCTAATGACAACCATTTTAATTTTACATGAGGAGTGGGCCCTGAACCAGGGATATAGAAGCAAGCAACAAGCGCCAAGCATCAAGCGTCAAGCTGCAAGCCTCAAGCATTTACCGAGATACGTAGCGAGTGATTACAAAGCCACAAGCATCAAGCGTCAAGCCTTGAAAGAAATCCCACCAAATTAATCCATCCCTGGACCCGGGGTTCATGCTTCAAGCCACAAGCAACAAGCTCCCGGATACAGGAACCCTCATAAAGTTTTGGAGTCTTGTCTCTGGCATCAAAAACTAAGATGAAAGTGTTGAGGGGATGTTTCACATGGAACCCAATTTGATGGGGAGAGAAACGTATTTTGTTGGTTGATGTAACTTTAAGTTCTATAGTGAAAAAGTGCCGATTATTATTATAGACCAATAGATCAGGAGTACCGGGAACGCTAAGATTCTCCAGTCGAATAAGCGAAAACTGTTTAAAATATTTTTTAACTTGTGCATAAAATTTTGTTTCTGGTTTCACTACTACAGGCTAGCCAATTTTCTTTAAAACTTTACCCATATTCCAGGTTTCTGCTTGTACAGTAAAGACGAGTCGGTGTGATTCTCTAAAGCCTATTAATTTATTTTCCATTAATTGTAAAGAGGAAATATCATAAAATTTTCCATCCGGTAAACAAACTTGGACACGAGCGTTTTGAGCAGTGCCATGCTGCATCATCTTGTCTAGTACCTGTCTTAACATCTTACCTTGCATAAAACTTTCTATTCATGGCGCCCAGTATCTGTAGCATTAATAACTTAAGGAGTTGAAAAATAACTACTCGTAAGCCGACGCCAATCAATTCAATGTTTATATGTAATTAGGTGAACCAGTTTTTACCTAACTACAGTTGCGTTTATATCATTGTTGTGTTAAATGTCAAATATGGGTTTACCAAAAAAATTAACAGAACAGCAAATAAAATTCTCAAATTTACTAGTCGCTGAAGAAGGACGTAAAACTGCCACACAGTGTGCTATTGAAGCAGGCTATGCAAAAGACTCAGCACGTCAGCATGCTAGCAAACTACAGAATCCAAAATTATATCCATTAGTAGTACAATACATTGGAGAGTTAAGATCAGAATGGCAAAAGAAATATGAAGTTTCATTTGCTAACCACGTAGCAGAATTAGGTAAACTTAGAGATGAAGCTAGAGAAAAGAAAGCTTGGTCTGCAGCAGTCAATGCTGAAGTTGCACGAGGTAAAGCTGCTGGTTTGTATATTGAGCAAAAAATAATTCGGACAGGTAAATTAGAAGACCTATCGACAGAAGAATTAGAATCCAGAATGAAACAGATAATAGATGATTATTCACCCATACTTGAAGGGGTGGAAATAGAAGACCTAAAAGATAAAGTTCGAACAGAACCAAAACTAGTATCGGAAGAAATACAGGAAGATAATCCATTAGATTAATTGTGGGAGTTTTTGGCTCCCACAATATTTTTTAAATTAATTATCGGAATCATCCTCATCAGATTCATCTTCATCAGACTCATCTTCGTCTTCCATTTCATCTTCGATCTCTAAAATGTCACAGATTTTAGTAATCTTTTCTTCTAAAGATTCCATTTTTTCTTCAATCTGTTCTATTTTATTTTTATTTTCTTCTTCTTTTGATCCAAACATAGTTTCCTCCGTTATTGATTGGAACGATAATATATAAAAAATAAATCCTATGTACTATTAAAATTATATTAAAATTTTTTCTAATTTAACAATACACCCTTTCGGAAAAACATTTCTATCACTAAAACATTCTTCTTTAGAATCATAACTAGCAAAAGTTTTTAATACTTTAGAATCATTATAAAATACATAAGCATGGGTAATCATCTCAGCCGGTTTCATTTCCATAAACTCATTTGTATTGGCATGTCCACTATCACCTAAAATATCTAACCATACTATTTTATAAAAATAGTATTTTTTGTTGTTTATAACACAATGTCTATATTTAGATTTTTTGTGAGTCATAATTTTCCTATATACATAAAAAGGGGTATGTATGTATATATATAAAAATCAATTTACCCCCCTCTTATAGGGTATTATACTATATAAATTGTAACAGCATGTAACAGAATTGTAACAACAGAGCCTATCAAAAAACCTAATGTTTTCAATACTTTTTAAAAATTGTAACAGTTGTAACACATGTAACACCTTTTTTATTTTTTTATTTTTCAAAATAAAAGTTTACCCCTTTTTCTGATTATATGTTACAAATTGGTCAACCTTACTGACCCATTTCCACATATATTGTTGAAATTCCTTATCTTTTACTACAAACTTCTGAAAATAGTTGTCTTTAGTGCACATTAGAATCACTCCAGACTGTATTTTAGTGTCATAGACATGGTTATGGGCCATGGCGTATGCTGCCAGTTGCGTGAAGTAATCATCAATCCACTCCCGTTTCTTGATTTTATTGCTCTGTTTAAAATCTATGATAGACTCCCGACCTTCATAAATTCCAACTAAATCTGTGGCTCCAGCGTAAAGACCTGGATAGTACAATGTGATCTCAGACCCCCATACCTCCTCCATAGAGCCCTTTAGACCCTCCTTGAAGATAGTTTGGGCCATGATGCCTGCTGCCTGACCCATGTCGCTTAAATCAGCGTGTCCTTCGCCTGTGATGTATCCTTCAATTATTCTATGCATAATTGTACCACGATTCGCTGCCTCATTCTTAATGTGTTCTGCCTTATTTTCGCCTACTTTCTGCTTCCATTTAGCCAGTATTGCTTTCTTCTCCTCAGACTGTGTGGCTTGCAATATAGTTGTAACACTTGGTAACTTTTCGTTATTCACATCATAATGACGTTGGTCATTAATCAATGACCTGATTGACGGTGGGTAGTCAAACTTTTTATTCCAGATCATATTATATTATACTGCTTTCTCCATTTCTTCCAAAAGCTGCTGCAAGTCTTAAAGATTGTCTTTTGTCACAAACTAATTTATGAAAATTTAAACTTTGAGGTGAATTAAAAGATCTTTTTATTTTAATTTTATCAAATTCTTTTTTAAATTCTTCTGAATCAATTATCTCTCTTATAGCTTGTATTTTAGAACCATGTTGTGTATGTAAATTTTTATTTTTTTGCTCTATTCTTTTTTTAGCATACAACTCAAATCTAAAATTTGTAAACTTAGACATTTCTCCTTTTCGATATAATTCATCACTACACATTTGTAATAATTCATTAGGTGTTACATTATTATTTTTACAATAATCTATTACTTTTTTCCATTTATTCATATTTTCTCCTTTCATTAGTATTTATTTTTTCTTAAATTGTCTAATCCCCAAACCGGTCTTAAATTTGAAAAGTGAAAACATTTCTTTTGTTCACTCACTTTAGTTAGATCAAAATTAGCACAAGGTTTGATATGATCAATATGCCATGCACCATAATTGTCCCAGTTCATTCCTCTTTTAAATAACTTTTCAATATATTTTTTAAAGTCATCAGGAGTTAAACCCACTAAATCAAAAGTATGTTGTGTCTTTTTAACATTATTTCTTTTTAAAACACTCCACAATCTCGTTCTTAAATTACCCGCTAATTTAAATCTTGGATTGGTTTCACGGTACTCTTTATGTTTACTTATAACATATTCAGTTCGTCTGATTTTTGTTGAAGGTTCCATATGCCATATTTGGTTGTACTCTCTATTACATTCTTTACAGTAAGGTTGTAAGCCATCTTTAGTTGATGCTTTTTTACTAAATTCTTTTGTAGATTTAGTATGACCGCATCTTGGACAGTATTTACTCATTGCCAGCTCGCTTTCTTGTCACGTTGATTTTTATACCATTCAAAAAATTTCTTATCAGTAAACCAATAAGCAATTTGATCCGGCGGTACTTGGTCCGTTCTTATACAGTCGTATAAATTCTCGTATTCATTTCTTTTTATGTTTGGTTTTTTTGTCATTTAATATCCTCCCATAGTTTGGCCAACCAAATTTATCAGGGTGCTCGTCTGTGTATCTCCAACGAATAACATTA